CTAAAGCTGACTCAGCCGGAAATGCTGATACTGTAACTAGCGGAGTTTATACTACCGACGCAGGTTCAATATTTTTAGCTCCGGCCGGAGATGGTGCTTCACTTACAAATGTATTACATTCAGAATCCGATCCTAACGCCATTCTATCCAACGGTCGTTCAGGTGGTCAAACTCTTAAAGGCGGCACTCAAGCCGGAGATGACTTATCTTTTTGGACTAATGCTACCGGCACAGTAGGTTCATACTTCTTTACTGACCTTACTGACAATGGTTTTGTCAAGACTTCAGGTGGGACAGGTTTATTGTCTATTGATACAGCTACCTATCTTACCGCAGAAGTTGACGGTTCTGCAACTAACGAACTGCCTATTGCCGGAACTGGTATTGATATTTCTGGAACTCCTGCTTCTACTGTAAATATAGATACGACCGAGATAAATTCTACAACCTGGGGAACTGGAGACCAATCCTCCTTTGATTGGACTTTTGATGTTTCCGGCACAGACGATGTAATAACTTTTGGGAATGGTAAGATAACCTTTAATCTTGATGTAGAAGTTACCGGAGACCTCTATGTTAACGATATTTTCATAGATAATTATTTAGCCACTGCCCTTACAGTCGGCGCAAACGGAGTAGGTGGAACAGAAGGTATAATCACTTTAGACAGCGGAGGAAATCCCGGCACTACCGCAACTCTATCTTATACAAAATGGGCTGACCTTGAGGCAGTAAATGGCTTAGTCAAATGTAATGGTTCAGGGGATTATTCAACAGCTTCCGCAGGAACGGATTATATCGCTCCCTATGCTTCTCAAACTGCAAAGTATTTCTTAGCTGCTCCTAATGCCTCTGATGGCACTCCTTCATTCAGAGCGATTGTAGCGAGCGATATTCCCACACTTAATCAAAATACATCCGGCACAGCCGCCAATCTTTCCGGTACACCTGCCTTACCTAATGGCGTTACCGCAACAACTCAATCACAGGGGGACAATTCTACAAAAGTGGCCACTACTGGCTATACGGATACTGGGCTGGCTACGAAGACAAGCCTTCCTATGTTCCCTGGACTATATCAAAGAGACAGGGCCGATAAGTGGGTATTGAAAACTCCATATAGCACAGCGGCCAACAGATACACTATTTTAACTCCAACCTTATTATCGGTTGCCATAAATGGGAATGTTTATTATATAACTTCTCAGACGGAAATAGACGTATCCAATGCGGCCAACTGGGATACTACTTCACCCACGAATTACACCACAGCTGCAAACCGCGCCGGAAAAGATTTTTATATTTATGCTTGCGTACCAGTATCCGGCACAGCTCCTAAAATACTCTTATCAGCCAGCACTACTTATCCTTCAGGCTACAACACTACAACCAGCCGTAAAATAGGCGGTTTCCACGGGCTTTGTTTATCGGTAGGAACTATATCCGGTCATACCTTAACAGATTTCGTTACGGGTGATGTTCTGCCAGCCTCAATTTGGGATCTAAACCATAGACCCGTAAGCGCTCCTGAGGGTATGGTTTATAGCGAAGGTATTAGCAAATGGGTAGATATTTATTTAGCTTCCGGCACCGGATCAAGTACGGCCTCAGTCTATGCCGCCACGATTACCGATACCCGCGATTGGAACGACTTCACTGATGACGGCGGAGCAGTAAAGAAGAAAATGTTAACCGACCCGGAGTTTCAGGTTATCGCGGCCGGTTCAAATGAAGCAACCAATATTAACGGTTCAGGAGACCCGGGAACCACTGGCGGCCATATAGATACAGCCTCTCGTCGTATGATTTCAAATATAGGTGTTGAGGATGCCTGCGGTGTTGAATGGCAGTGGTTAGATGAACATGCCACAATGTGGGTAGATGCAGTTACAGCCGGGTGGTACGATTTGCCCGGAGATAAGGGTCAATTATATCGCGTAGCCAAAACAAATGATGTGCAGCTGTTTGCTGGCGGTGCTTGGGGCGACGGCGTGCGCTGCGGTTCCCGAGGTCGGTATACGGATAACTCTCGCTGGTATACGTATTCGAGTATCGGTTGCCGGTTTTGCGCGGAGCCCGTTTAACGAAGTAAGCCGAACACGTAACACGCTTCGGCGGCGTTTTTTGAGTAGAATCAGCATAACATCTAACAGGGGTGGGTGGATGAGATACTTAATCATAGCAATTTTACTTATAGTTTGGATTATAACAACTCCGGCATACGCTAAAGAGAAAGTTATCTTTAACGAAGTAGAGTATGAGATAAGTCAAGAGCGAGAGATTAAGAATAAGTTAAGGGCAAAGTTTTATAAGAAAGACGGGGAGACCTATTTGGCGAAGAAAATAAAACTAAAAGACGATTTGATTAGTAAAGAACGTTAACCCGGATAATAGAATTATGTATGCAGATACGGAGGATAGAAATGCTCCCTGAAACTCACGAATGTAAACAGGAAAAAAGAATAAGCCAACTTGAAAGTGGATTTGAATATTTTATCAAACGTACAGCTGACCATATATCCGAAGGTGATAAGGTTGGGGGATACCGGGACAGAGTCTTACTTTTAGAACAAGCGGTTGACGCTCTCAAGAAAGCTATGTGGGCAAGGGTAAGTGTGGCAGGCTTAATCGGTGGTTTAGTCGGTTCTGGTAGTGCTGACGCTCTGGGGATATTTCTAAAATGGATAATGAAGATAAATTAAAAACTAACAAGAGAGGCAACTATATCTGTCCTACTTGTGGATATGAGTTGATAGCCAGATGTGATAATAAAATCTATTGTTTAAGGTCAGGGTGTTCTTGGAGTACTGCCATAAAACGTAAGGATGATATAGAAGTTATACCGGAAATACATAATTTAAAGAAAATATGGCAATGAGGAGGGGGATATGAAAACTTGGCTTGAGATACTTAATGATATTGTGCAAGACATCCTAAAAGATTTTGTTAATGTTCGCTCAGTAATTACATTAGGGTTAATCTTTACCTATATTTATTTAATAAGGCATAACCTGACCGCACCGGAGTACCTAAAGACATTGATTGATATGCTGATAGGTTTCTGGTTCGGCGAAAAGACGGCGAAGGCTGTCAAGAAAGGGGAATGAGATGAAAACGTATCAGAAAATATTAGTAGTGTGTATCAGTGGCGCTTTAGTCTGGGGATTGTCTTACGCAGGAACGGTATGGACAACTTACGCTATGGTATTCAGCTCATTCTCGGCTGGCGTAACAGCGCTTTGCGGAATAGTAACTGGGTTTACTAAAACAGCGTAAAGGAGGTAACTATGGCAGGTTGGGGAGATTTATCTTGACATAATGGTCGGTTGGGGTTATAATATCCTTGATAATAAAAGGAGGATATTATGGCGTATTTTAAGAAAGGTAAAGAACATTGGAATTGGAAGGGCGGAGTAATAAGATTATTTGATGGTAGAATTTTAATATATACTCCAAGCCATCCGTTTTGTAATAAAGATGGGTATGTAAGGCAATCAAGGTTAGTAATAGAAAAAAAGATAGGTAGATTTCTTAAACCAGAAGAAGTGGTGCACCATATTAATGGTATAAGAGATGATGATAGACTTGAAAATCTTAAATTGTTTAAAAGTAATGGTAAACATATTTCAGGAACCGAAAAAGGTAAAAGACATAAAAGTAAATATGAACATTTTGATAGTTTACCTAAATTTTTTGAAGAAAGTAAGATTGTATCTATTAAAAGAAATATCTATATCTGTAAAAAATGTAAAATTTGTAACGAATTATTTTGGACAAAAAAACGTTCAGAAAGACCTCTTGCTAAAACTTGTAATAGGAAATGTTTAGCAATTCTAATAAAGAGTTTTTGGGATAATGGGAATTATAAAAATGTAAAATGGAGGAACCAATGGACCTAAAACAACTGAATAGGGGGTAAATATGGGATGGGGTAATTTTTTATCGGGGTTAATGGATAAGATTCCAATTCAAGGAAGAACTGAAAGGTGGAAGAATGAAGTTGATAATTTACAAAAAGAAAGAGATAAATTATTAAAGGGAGAGTGTGATGAAAAAAAAGCTGATAGGTTGCTTGTTATTGATAAGCGTATCTCTTATTTGTTGCAGTTGCTCAAAAACAAAGCAGGTAGTTAAAGAACAACGTGCTTTCTGGGGAGAAAAAGAAAAATGCGTTACCTTTCTCCAGAGTGAAAAAGCAATATCTGAAAGGTGGTTATTGCAGGCGGTTGGAGAATGATTGTTTCTCTCTTAGCAATAGCCATAATTTGCGCCATTCTTTATCGTCTTGGGGGCATAGGTAAGCCTTTTAAGTCTTGGATGAGAGATTGGCTCATACCACCCCTAATTTACGCTTATTTACTCTATTACAGGAATCCTGAAACTTGGTATGGGTGGCTAATGATACTCCCGGCGATCGGACTGACTGGAGGGGCATTAACTACTTACCTTGATAGCATCTTTGGCTATGACAATTTTTGGGCGGCTGGATTTATTGTGGGGTTAGGCGCAATACCTTTTATGTTTGCCGGAATAGCGTGGTGGATAATTTTAGCGAGGGCAATTTTACTTGGCGTCCTCTGGGGCGGTTGGTGCAAGGTCTTTGGAAATGATTGGGTGGAAGAACTGGGCCGAGGCGCTTTCATATCTTTGACGTTACCTTTATTGTTAATCTAAACAAGGAGGTGGCATACGATACATTATCGTATAGAAATACCGCTTATAGAACCCTACCCTGAATATATCTCACTCATCCCAATCGCTGACATCCATAATGGTAACCCTTATTCAAATATCGTCAAAGCCACAGAGTTTAGGGATTACGTACTTAACACACCCGACACTTATACAATAGATGGCGGTGATGATATGGACAATGTTACCAAAGAAAGCAAAGGTAATATCTACGACCAACAATACTCACCGCATCATCAAAAGAAAAAGACAATAGAATTTTGGAAGCCGGTACAAGATGCCGGGAAGTTATTTTGTATTTGCGATGATAACCACACAGCTCGTTCCCGCAACCTTGCTGATTGGCATATCGTAGAGGATGTATGTGAAACATTAGGCGCAAGATATGGCGGATTTGGCTGTCTTTTAGAGGTTATTGTGGGTAGTCAGAGATATACCATCTATGCCTTACACGGTAAGAAAGGCGGCACAAGCCCTGCGTCAGCCCTAAATAACCTTATTTCTATGAACCAACGCTGCATAGCAGACATTTACCTGCGCTTCCACCACCACAAAAAAATAGTTTTCCAAGACGAAATTAAAAGATTGACCGCAGAAGGTATGAAAGAACACAAACGAACCTACGGCGTAAGTGGTAGTTTTATCGGTTGGGATGGTTCGTATGCTGAACAACTAGAATATCCAATCTCTGTGCAGGGATGTATTAAGTTAAAACTATTTGTTAACAAGTGGGATGTCCATATAAGTCTATGAGAGATTACCGTTCCGAACAGAGAATTTACAAGGTAGGTTGTGGAGAGTTAAGAGTTAGAATTGCATACAAGGGTGATGAGAGTTTCCATTTCATACTTATAGATTTACTTAACCCTGATTCTGAAATCAATCCCTGTTGTTGTGCCTATACCGAAGCCCTAGCTAATAACCTTACTATGTTACTTCGCAGAATAGATATAGGTAAAGAAGTTTCAGCAGTAGTCAAGAACCTTACTAAACAGAGGTGCAAATATGGCATTAAAAGTTGCCCGGACGCAATCGGCCAAGCGATTGAGGAAGCGTTTAAGGAAAGAACCAAGGATAAATAACAAGTCTGACAGGTTTCCTATTGCTGGAAATAGTCCTTGGAGGTAGGATGCAACTAAACTCTGATGGCGAAGTATATAAACATTGTTGCGACAAATGGACTGACCCTTACGCTGAACTTTGGACAGACAGAGAAGATGACAAGATAGCAGATATTTGGTGTTTAGAACATCCTCAAGTTCACCTCGGTTATGCCTCCGATTTAGATAATAAAAAGATTTGATTTTTCCTCCCATTATGTTATACTTTTATTGGGGGTAGATATGATAAATGATGAGGTCGTTTCAAACTTGAAAATAAAGAATTTACTTTTTTACATACTCGTAATTAAAGATAAAAAGTTACCAGCGACGAGAAAAAAAGATAAGTTAAAAATTTCTCAAGAAAAAGTAAAAAAGATATTGACAGAAAAGTATGAAATGCTATAATTAGGTAACTTTAAAAAAGGAGTAAAAGTAATGAAGACCTTGGCAGAGAGAAATGGAAAAACCAAAAACTTAGGGCTACCACTTAAAAGCGAGGAGAAATCCCCGCTATTTTTGTCTGCCAAGGCAGGTGGTAGCCCTTTCAATTTTTGGGGGTGCAATATGGTTGAACATTTTAAGGTAATAAATAAAGGGGGGCAGTATGTAGTCCGTTACGTTGAGGGCAAAGTTAACGTTGTCAGTTTTCCTAAAACTCTTGACGGATATTTAAGGAGTAAAATTAGGGCATTAAAGGGTAATATGATAATTGCTCATGCAGAAGAAGAATTACAGACAGCAGGTGTCCTATGAGAAACGATTGGGGCTACGAAGTAGTCGAAGCCAAACGAACGCCGGAATATAGGGGATTAAAGTATGCGCTAATCATTCTTGTTGGTTTTTTGATTTTCTGTGTAGTGCGTGGTTGCGACCAAAAACCTGTCTATGCTTCTGAGGTTACCTATACTAACGAACAGATTGCGGACGCCATTTACCGGGCGGAAAACTCTGTCAAATATCCTTACGGCATTAAGTCAATAGACACAAAAGGAAACAAGGAATACGCCCGCAAGATTTGCCTAAATACGATTAGGAATAACCGCAAGAGATTTGCCAAGCAATCACAATATAAGGATTTTATTTCCTTTCTTGGTTCACGCTATTGCCCTACGACAATTAAATCGGAATATTCACTTAATAAAAATTGGGTTGCTAATGTCAACTTTTACTTACAGAAAGGAAGGTCGTAAAATGTGCCAATTCAAGTCAGGAATAGTTTTAAAGGATAAAGTTTTCTGCCCGCTTGACTATGATTCACACGAGGAAATGATTAAAGAATTAAAACTCAAAGACGATACGACTTCACCTAATTTCGTCAGGGTTGAGATTATTCCGGCTGACGGAAATATCTTTAATCACGATTTAAAAAACTGGCAGTTAAAAGTTGACCAAGATTTTCGTCCTGATTGGTTTAGTGAGAAATTTGCAGAAACAGAAATGAAGAAAGCCCTAAAGGATGTATTTAATAGTCGTTTCCTTATTGATAGGGAGATTAAAGAAATTTCAGAAGGTAGGTGGTTTTTAAAGAATGGCAAAGTTGATTTTCTATTAAAAACCGCTTTTATAGAGCAAATGCGGGAAAGCTCACAGGTCGGGACAATGCGGGGAAGCTCACAGGTCGGGACAATGTGGGAAAGCTCACAGGTCGGGACAATGTGGGGAAGCTCACAGGTCAAGGAAATGCGGGGAAGCTCACAGGTCAAGGAAATGCGGGAAAGCTCACTATTAAAAGACTACAAAGGAGATAAGCCGATTATTTATACTCCTGATAAATCTATAAAATTGAAAATTTGGAAGAATAAACTATGACTCCCATTCAACTGCAAAACTTCTTTTGGCTCTGTCTAAATCAGCCTGATGTTGCGAGGGAATTTATAAGGAGGAGATATGAAAGGATATTGTAAGTTTTATATTCACGAAAGACCAGAAGATTGTAGATGCGAGGTTATGGATTGCAGGTGTCCATATAAAGAAGATAAAACTTGGGAAGATTGCGACGATTATGAGGAGCGAGAATGAAGAAATCAATGCGTGAAAAAATCCAAGAACGATTTAATCAAATTCAGCGAGATAGGAAGTACGACGAAGATAAACATACAGAGAAAGACCTTCATCCTGCGCACCCGGATTCAGAGAGGAGATAGCCAATGACCAAAGAAGTCAGAGGTTGGTTACTTAGGAAACGATACGCAATTTGGAAGATAAAGAGGCATTTTAAGAGGAGGTAGGAGAGATGGAAAGTAAACAGGAGTTAGTAACTACAAACGGATCGCTCAAAGCGGTTGACATTAGGGCGCAGGTTAATCTTATTCACGAGGTAATGGATTCAGTAATGAAAAAGGATGTTCACTATGGGATTATTCCGGGTTGCAAGAAGCCTTCACTTTATAAGCCGGGAGCAGAGAAGATACTTATGACCTTTAGGCTTGTTGCGGATAATCCTATCATTGAGGATTTATCCACCGCAGATAGTATTCGTTATAGGGTTACACAAAGAATACTTACAAGAGAGGGTGGTTTAGTCGGTGCGGCTTCAGGGGAGTGTTCCTCTGATGAAGATAAATATAAATGGCGCAGGCCTGTATGTGATGAGGAATTTGAGGAAACCCCGATTGACAGGCGTGGGGAGAAGTGGGTAAAAGACCACACAGGCAAGGCCAGTAAGATTAAGCGTATCAGGACAAACCCGGCTGATGTAGGCAACACTATCCTCAAAATGGCGGTTAAGAGGGCTGCTATAGGCGCAACGCTTATCACTACTGCGGCCTCTGATGTGTTTGACCAAGATATTGAGGACATTCCGGCAGAAATGTTAGATACAGTAGTTAATGGTGAACCTAAACCTGTAATTAACCAACCAGTCAAGAAAGACAAACCTGCCGAAGTAAAAACCGAACCAAAAAAGAAGGCACAGAATCCGATCTCCGAGGCACAAGGAAAAAGGCTCTATGCCATAGCGGTTGGCAATGGATATACAGGCGAAGACATTAACGCCTATTTACTTAAGGATTACGGAATTGAATCAACGAGGGATATTGAAAGAGAAACTTATGAGGCAGTAGTGGAGCATTTTCAAGAAAAGAAAGATGTTGAATAAACTAGAGTTTGATAATGAGAATCATATTTACCGATTAGACGGATCAATAATCCCTAGTTATTCTCAAATAGCCAAGGATTTAGGTCTAATTGATTATTCTCACGTCAGACAAGCAGACTTAGACTGGAAGGCGCAGGTCGGTCAGGCTGTCCATACTGCAATATTCCTCAATAATACAGGGGAACTTGATTTGGACAGCCTTGATGAAGTAGTGATGTCCTACTTCAAGAGTTGGTTGATGTTCGTTGAACTTTATCAGCCGAAGATTTTAACTCAATACAGCGAAAAACCGATATGCTCCGTCAAGTGGAGATATGGAGTTACGCCGGATATTATTGCAGAGATAAAAGCATTAACCGACTTAGAAATTAAAACAGTTACTTCAATGAACCCGGTTACTGCGCTACAAACTGAATTTCAGAAAATAGCCATTGAGGAAACTTACAAAATAAAAATTAAACAACGCTGGGGATTGCAACTTATCCCTAACACAATGCCAAAATTAGAAATTTACGACGATATGTCAGATTTTGCGGCTTGCGTATCGTGTATAAATGTTTGGCACTTAAAAGAAAGGATGGGGTTATGGAAACGGTAGATAGAATTGATGTTAAACCGATAGACGCAAGTATTGTTGAAGCAGAAGAAAAGCAGGTAGTAGTTTTAGTAAGCGAGGCAAACGCCTTTCCCGCACTGCATACTCAGGCAGACTATCTTTTGGCCGGGGAGTTGAGATCCAAATTAAAAGGCAAGATAAAAAGGCTTGAGGAATTACGCAAGTCGGCAACTGTTCCATTAGACACAGCCAAGGCGATCATTATGAATTGGTTTAAGCCGGTAGCGGCCAGGGCTGAACAGGGGATTGAGTATCTTGATGAATTAACTATTATCTATAACGAAGAACAACAACGCAAGGCAAGAGAAGCGCAGGCAAAGGCTGACGAAGAAGCACGGAAGGCCAGAGAAAAGGCAGAAGCTAAAGCGAGAGAACTTGAGGCGCAAGGTAAGACAGAAAAGGCTCAAGCTATGCAAGAAAAAGCTGATTCATTTGTTGCCCCGGTTATTATTTCCACTACTCCCAAAGTAGCCGGTCAAGCAATAAAGGAAGTTTGGTATGCCGAGGTAACTGATTTTAAGGCACTATCCGACGATTATAAATTAGTCAATCAATCCCTACTTGATAAATCGGCACAGGCAAGCAAGGGAAAGCTTAATATTCCCGGCGTAGTGTTTAAGTCAAGGAAGATTGTGTCGGGAAGGAGCATATAGCCTATGTCCATATTAGACGATTACGAAAATATGACCGCCTCACAAATAGACCAAAAGAAATGTGAGGAAGAAAAGAAACTTTTAGAAGCACAGGATAATCTCCACAAAGTAGAAATTGAAGAATTAGAACTTGGTAAACAAATTATCAACTTACAAAGCAAAAGAAAAGACTTACAGATTTCAGCAAGTAAGGCTAAACAGATCGTCAGAGAGTTAGCGGCGAATGTCAGAATATTGACAAGTAAATTTTGGCGAGCGAGGGATAACCGATGAAAATTTCCGTAGAGGATAAAGTCTTAGCCATTCTAAAACAAAAGACTTGGGTAGGTAGCGATGAAATAGAGGCACTTTTCCCTAAAGGTGAACCCGGACATTTCTCTTGGCCTCAGAGATTAAGAGGGCTTAGGGAACAAGGATATAAGGTCAACCGCCGGATAAAAGCAGGAACAAAAAACTTAAGCGAATGGAACATAGAATTTAACGAACCTGCAAGGTCAGAGCACGAAGAAATGATAGCAGAAAGTAATTTGCATAGTGAGGAAGTAGGCAGAAAAAGAAGGACGGCGTTTGAGGATATTAAGGGGCAGATGGCGTGGATAGGATGAAAAATAAAAAGATTATTGATGTTTGTTGTGGTAGCAGGATGTTTTGGTTTGATAAACTTAATCCCAATGTTATTTTTATGGATAAAAGAAATGAAAAGCATATTTTATGTGATGGTAGAAAATTAGTGATTAAGCCTGATATTGTAGGAGATTTTACTAATCTTAAATTCAAAGATAATTCTTTTAATTTGGTTGTTTTTGACCCACCACATTTGAAAAAACTCGGCCGCAATAGTTGGATGGCTAAAAAATATGGAGTGCTTCCTAAAAATTGGGAAATAGTGCTTAAAAAAGGTTTTAATGAATGTTGGAGAGTGCTTGCTAATGATGGAATATTAATATTTAAGTGGGGACAGCGTGATATAAAAATTAGACAAATTATTGAACTATTTGGTAAGCAACCATTATTTGGACATACTACAAAATCCGGTGGAGAAACTATTTGGATGTGTTTTATGAAAATACATCCAGAATTATTCAAATAAGAGGGCAAAGAGATATGGCACAAGGACGAATGTTACGTAAGGATATATGCGAAAGTGATAGTTTTGCCGGCCTAAATGACCCCAAGGCGCAACTTTTATGCTGTTTATTGACCCCTTGGTGGGATGACCATGGCAAAATGATAGGTGATGAGGGTTGGATTAAGGGAAATATTGTCCGAAAGCTTAAAACTTTTACAGAAAAAGAGATTTCTCGGTGTCTAAAACTTATAAATGACCACTTAGATGTCCAATGGTGGATAGATGAGAGGGGTAATAAGTGGTTGTATTGGCCCAAGTTCGATAATCACCAAACTCTTTCTGAGGCTAAAAAGACTAAAGATAACCTACCTTCCCCAAAAATCCCCAAAAATCCCCAAAAAACCTCTTCTACAAGAGAAGTAGAAGTTAAGAGAAGTAGAAGAGAAGTAGAAGTAGAAGATATATTGTCCGATTTAAACCTTGTTTTAAATTCTTCCTACAAATCCTCTTCTTTAAAAACAAGAGATTTAATCCAAGCGCGGCTTAATGAAGGACACACTATTGAAGATTTTAAAACCGTCCACCGTAAAATGGTTAAGGCTTGGGGTATTGATAATAAAATGCGCCCTTATCTTCGACCACTTACACTTTATAGTAACAAATTTGAAAGCTACCTTAACCGCCCGGAAGATATTAGACAGCTTACTACTCAACAACAAAACAATTTAAAACAACTGGAAGAATTAAGAAAGGAAAATAAAAATGACAAGTCAATCGTTTGAGCAGGGGTTTTCCGTATTACTAAAAGTTTTTCCCAATATGAATTTTGACGCTAAGTTATTTTGGGATATGCTTAGCGACTTAGATGGCCAATATTTTCTTATGTCTGTATGGGAATTTGTAAAAAAGACAAAGGATATTTACCCCGGCACAAACATAATCGCAACCATTAGGGGAAAAGCCATTGATTTACAAAACGAAGCATTACAGAATAGCACCCTGAAACTAGAAGCAGAAACCGAGAAAGAACGCATTGACCGCTGGCAGAGAGAAGCTTCGCCAATGCCTGACGATTGCAAAAAAGCATTAGAGAAATTAGGAATAACCCTAACCACAGGAGCGAGGGAGTGAAGAAATTTAAAGGTTTAATGACAAGTTTAAGCCCACACTGGGCAACACCGAAGTGGCTATATGATGAGTTAGGCAAGGAGTTTCACTTTGATTTTGATCCTTGCCCCTTGCGTAATGTTACTAGCTATAACGGGCTTACCGATTTGTGGGGTAGTAGCAATTTTATTAACCCTCCTTATGGTCGTGATATTGGAAAATGGATAAAGAAAGCCTACGAAGTCGCACAGGGGGGGGCAAGGTGTGTTTTGCTTATTCCAAGTAGGACAGATACAAAGTGGTGGCACGATTACATTATGAAAGCAGATGAAATTAGATTTATTAAGGGCAGGTTAAAATTTGGAGATAGCAAAAACTCTGCTCCGTTTCCGAGTTGTATAGCAATTTTTAGGGGGAGATTATGACCTGGCTTTTAACCTTTTTCTCTTTAATCGGCGTAATCCTCAATATCCATAAACGCAAGGAGTGTTTTTATATCTGGGCGGTTACTAACTTTGCTTGGGCTATCTACGACTTTATCATTGGTGCAACCGCACAAGGAGTATTATTTACAGTTTATTTTATCTTAGCAATTTACGGAATTATAAAATGGAGAACTCAATGCCCTTCCACTACCGCAAAATAGGGAGTAAGAAAGTAAGGAAGATTAAGCACATTAGCCTTAAATCTCTCCGTAAGAAGGTTTGGGCTTTGCAGAGCGAATACATCCGACGTTTAGCCAAAGGAGTTTGTTTTACCTGCGGAGATACCCGAAACTGGAAAGAACAGCAAGCCGGACATTATATCCATAAAGACTGCCTTGATTTTGACCCTATTAACATAAATTGCCAATGCGTAAGATGTAATAAATGGCTTTCAGGGAACTCTGGTATTTATGCAGAGCGTTTAATCGCAGAATACGGAGAACAAGCAATCGCAGAGTTAAGAGTTAGATCAGAACAAATTAGGAAATTTACTATCTTTGAACTTGAAGAACTAATTGCTAAATACAAAACACTTTTAATCGAACTAAAGGAGGGGCAGATAGATGGATAAGGTAATGAAAGCGGAGATAAGGGAAATAGTTAGATTGGCTATTAAAACTAAAGAACAAGAATTGGCTACCAATGCCCTCACCTCCCTGATTATAAAATGGCTGGAAAGCAAAATAGTAACCGTAGATAAAACTTCGCACGATATAGCTTTAATAGATACTAGTCGCAACCAATTAATCACAGAACTGATAGGAGAGGTGAGATGAAGAACATAGAAAAAGTAATTGTATATCACGGAACACACAAAGGAGTTTCTTGGGACATAAACCATATTGAACGAAGCTATGCTCAATGGTGGACTTACTATATTTATCTTGATAAAAAGAAAATGCTCCCAGAAGAATTTAAGTTATTTAATGCTCCGCTAAAACATACTGAATTTGGTGGCAAAATAAAGAGCCATTATGATTATTATAAAATACCAGATATAGATTTACATTGTGGGATAACTTTTTATGAAAAGAATAGAGATATTTTCTTAGAGCATTTTATTCTAAAGATTGGTTGTGATTATAACCATTATTGGGATGAGGGCAAACAATATCAACTTGAAGATATTATTATGGATGTTAAAAACAGCGTTGATAGTTTTCTTAGCCGATTTAGTTATAAAAGATGGTGTGGTAATTGCGGAGCGATAGTGGATAAAACTGAAGGAATTATTACGGAACCAGATGATAATCAATGTGCGTTTAAGTGTAATATATGCTTAAACAAGAAGCCAGTGGAGGCTAACCAATGACCCCAGATGAAGTGGTAGAAAGTTTACGGTCGCAACCAATTAATCACAGAACTGGTGGAGGAATTGAAGTGAGGAACCTGTTTCCCATAATCTTAATAGTGCTTGACCTTTGTGCTTCATTAGTCTACGGATTTTATCAAGATTGGATAAGAGTAGTTTACTGGATAGGAGCTGCGGCTCTGACTTGGTGTTCAATATGGATGAGGTAAAGAAGAAATACCGGATAATCTATGCTGACCCGCCGTGGGAATGGAAAACATACTCAGCTAAAGGCAGGGTTAAAACTCCCGATAGGCATTATCCCCTTATGACTATTGAAGAAATAAGGTGTATGGGGCATATAATTCCAGAGATTACAGATACTAATTGTATTTTATTTATGTGGGTTCAGGATGCACATCTAAAAACAGCTATTGAGGTTGCTGAATATTGGGGTTTTACTTATAAGACTATTGGATTTGTATGGGATAAGCAGAATTTTGGTATGGGATATTGGACACGCAAGGGGGCAGAGGTGTGCTTATTATTTACAAAGGGACATCCTAAAAGATTATCTGGTGGAGTAAGACAGTTTATATCAGAGAAGGCAACCGAGCATAGTAAGAAACCTGATATTGTTAGAAATCGCATAGTAGAACTTATGGGCGACTTACCCCGCATAGAACTATTCGCCCGCCAGAAAACAGAAGGCTGGGATGTGTGGGGGAATGAAGTAGCAAGCGATATAACTTTAATCACAGAACTGATAGGAGAGGTGAGATGAATTGGACAGTTTGGATAAAAGCTACTTGTAAAGATTGTATGTTTCATAGCAAAGGTAGTTGTCATAAATATCCTCCAAAAACAGATAGAAAAGAAGGCGAAACCTATTATCCAAAAGTTGCTTTCTATAGGGGATTAAATATAACAGATTATATGAGTGCTTGTTCAGAATACGAACCCATAACAGAAAGGACGAACTAATGACCCCAGATGAAGTGGTAGAAAGTTTACGGTCGCAACCAACTAATCACAGAACTGATAGGAGAGGTGAGATGAAGTGTGAATACCAAGAAGCATATAAATTAGCCTTAAAAACAATAGATAAGATTTGGGATAGGGTTAATGGTAGTGATGCTGATGAAAAGATGTATTGGGCGGTATTAAAAATTATAGAAAATTTCCGTAAGAAAGGATAAAAACCTATGAGCGTGATAGTAGAAACCAGGGCTGAAAGGTCGGAAAGACGCAGGGCAGAAACTTTAGCGGATTATAACAACCACTTTGCTGATTTTTGCATAGAAGAAACCAAGAACACAAATCGAACTCCACACGAGCAATTAAGGGGTGCTGTTTATAAAACAGATTTGTATATTCAAAAATTAATCAAGGCAAAACCACAAGAAACTTCTTTCTATGTTTCCGTTGCCCTGGAATTTAAGAGAAGACTTATTGCTAAACTTGATGAACTTAAATCTCCCCAACAAGAAAGGAAAATCAAATGAGCGTGAGTTTGAGGACAGAAATAGGAAAAATATTATTTGCTGAACTACCTGATAAAAGACACGAGTTTTGTGATTATTTAGCAGGGAGAATTTCTGCCCTTATCGGCAAGTGTGGGAATGGTAGTATGGCTGAAAGAAAAACAATATCCGACATATTGATAAAGCGAAAAGAAATGTTACCTCATAATTCTATGTGGGTAGCTGCTGAAATCCAAGACCTATTTATACCTAAACCAATTCCAGCGGAGAAGAAAGACGAAGATATGCCTAGCCAAGTAGCAGATACTCTAATTAGTGATGAGGAGCGGTTTAATCTGCTTATGAAATTAAATAAAGAATAATTTGTTGACAATAAGGATTAAAGTATTATAATATTTATAGAAAATCCATATTAGTAATGTAGCTAAACAAGGAGGATGTATGTCTGAGAACGCAATTAAAGCACAGGGGACGCTTCTCCAACTAGGATCTGGCTCACCGCTTTCTTATAACAGTATTGCGGAAATCAATTCTTTTAGCGGGCCAGGAGGGAGTGTATCTGTTATTGACGTAACGGATCTTTCAAGTACAGCGAAAGAAAAAGTTGCTGGTCTTAATGATAACGGTCAGCTTTCTTTTGAGTGCAACCTTGTTCCATCTAATACGCAGCACGCGGCTCTTCGTGAAGCGAAAGAGAACGGGACAACGATTAGCGTCAAGTTAATATTTACCGATACTGGCGCTACGGAGTGGACATTCAATGCCATTGTAGTTGGATTTTCAATTTCCGGCGCTGTGGATGGCGTTGTCAAGGCTTCGATTACTTTAGAAATTTCTGGAGAGATTACCGAGAGCTAATTTAACAACGAGGTAAAAAATGTTAAAGCGTGAAGATATTTTAGGAGAATTAATATGAAGTTGAACTATAAGATTCCCCAAGCTGGTGTTTATAAAATAGTCAATATTATCGATGGAAAAGTATATGTTGGGGGAACATCCAATTTATATAACCGTAAATATGGACATTGGGGAGCATTGCGACGTGGAGAACATCATTCAGATAGACTTCAAAAAGCTTATAATATCTATGGTAAAAGTGCTTTTAGTTTTGAGGTAATCCAAACACTTGGTTTAGAAAGCGATATTAAAAAAGTCGAGCAAAAATATATAGACGAATATAAATCATATGATTCTTGTTATGGTTATAATATTGCGCCGCTTTCCGATAGCACTAAAGGAGTTCCCTGCTCTGAGCAGAAGAAAATATTAATCGGTATTGCTAATACTGGAAATAAGCATACTGAGGAATGTAAAAAAATAATTTCACATTTTTCTACTCAACATAATTTAAACGCAAGTCCAGAAACCCACAAAAGATGGTCAGAAGCGCAAAAACGAAAATGGGAAGGTCCAGCGGGAATGGAAAATCGTCGCAGGCAATCCCTTTTAACCATCCGCATAACCGATGAGCAGATAGATGAGATGATAGAAATGCGCAAATTAGGAATCCCTAATAAGGAAATCTGTTCAAAATTTGATGTTAGTAGAAAATCTTTTTTTTATTCCAATAGATTTAAGGGTAGAATTGCTGAAAAAGAAAGGAATGTTTATGTTAAGGCGTGATGAAATATTATCTAAGACAAAGTTAAAAACAGAGAAAATTTCTGTCGAGGAATGGGGGGGAGAAGTTATAATTTCTTCAATGTCCGGCACTATGCGCGACTCTTGGGAGCAAATGCTTAGA